ACTATAATGAATGTGTTATACCAAATCTGGCCGGATCAATACAAAAAGATCACCGGAACTGATCTTGATTGTTTTTATGATGACGGTACAGCACAATCAACTCTTGAGTATTTAGAGAAGGTGTGGAATGATCAGAACATTTGAAGAATGGTTAAACGAACTTGAGGGATTTTCTTTGCGTATGGAAAGAGCATACGATGATCTAGTCGTTAACCCTAAAGATGAGGTTGATAACTGGCAAAATATCAAACAGTGGTTAAAGGGGGCGTTTGATGCTGGATACGAGGCTGGTGAATTTAATAAACTATATCTTATTCAAAGTCTAAAGGTTGAAATACGAACACTAAACAAAGAGATTGCTGGATTAAGAGAAGAAAGACGGTCGATTGTTGACAAAGATTTTCCGCCAGGATATAATGCAAATCTACCATGACAAAACCGCTAACTAAAGAGTTTCTAATTAGTAGAAAAGTTTGTTGTTCTCATAAGTGTTTAAATTGTCCTTATGTTCCAAAGTGGATTAAAGGCAGCACAAAAATTAAATGATCTATGAAATTGTGATATATTTTATTTGTTGCGAATTAATCATATCATTAGCAGAATATTGGATTAAAAGTTCCAGATGAATGAAATAGTTATTATTAGCGATATTCATTTAGGAAGCGATGTTTGTCAGGTTGATCGACTATATAAATTTCTTGACAAGATACAAACACAAACCCTAATCATTAATGGAGACTTATTTGACAGTTGGGATTTTAGACGATTACGCAAGGATCACTGGAAAATATTAAAGAAACTCAGGCAACTGTCCGATAAGATAAAAGTAGTTTGGATTAGTGGAAATCACGATGGGCCAGCAGAAATGGTGAGTCATCTTATTGGTGTGGATTTTGTTAATGAATACTTAGTAGAAAGTGGACACAAAAAAATGCTGGTTTTACATGGGGATATTTTTGATAACTTTATTTCCAAATATCCTATGTTTACAAAGTTTGCCGATAAGATTTATAGATTAATTCAAAGATATGATAGATTTCACAACAATCAATATTACTATTCTAATTTAGCAAAAAGAAATAGCAAAACTTTTTTAAGATGCTCAGAACAAATAGCAGATCGTGCATTACAATATTGCAAAGATAAAAATTGCGATTTTGTTATCTGTGGTCATACTCATGCCGTATTGACAAAAGCATCTGACATGGTAGAATACTATAACTGCGGCTGTTGGACAGAAAGTGTTTGTTCTTTTATCACTATTAATTCTGGAAATGTGGAGACAAAATATGAAAGACCGATTTAGTCTTGAAAATGAAATTATGACTTTGCATACTTTTGCTGATAATCTTGGTACTTTGAGCGAAGGTATTCTTGAACATGGTTTGACTACAGATGAAACTGTAAATGCTATTGAGGGGCTACGAGTGATGCTCTCGCTTCAGGCAAATAAGTTGATGGATACCATGAGCCAGTGTTTTAAACTGGATCAATATAGAGATTGCGACTATACCGACCAAGACGCTAAAATGGATACTTATTAGTGAACACAGAAATTTATCGACAAATCTCAAGTTTTTTAGATAGTGTGGGATCATACATTTACATGGAATATGGTTCAGACTTTCATAATGAATTTACCAAAGACAAAAATTTGCAACGTATGTATAATTTTGTTGGTAGTTATTATTATCTTAGCGGAAATAATGTACCAGACACGGCAAGATATGTTGTGGAACTTTTAAATATGATGCGTGATGGACGAGCATAAACAAGAAGATATTCCTATTTATGGATTAGAAATCAATGATGGGGTTAACGCCCCGTTTGCTGATTTATACTTAGATCTTTTTCCAGAACTTTATGATGTAGAATGAAATCATTAGCAAGATATTATAAAGATAAAAATAACTTCGATGGTGTTGCTATGATAAGATTGGCACATGATGGTATATACGAAGATTATTCAAAGTGGGTATCGGACAGTAGTTATTTATTCTTGTTTGATAACTCTATGAAAATAGGTCATATTTTACTATTCACCGATCCTGTTAAAGAAATAGATGATACTCGTATAATAATTAATCTAGATAAACCTAACTTATGTTTAGGTTTAGAACTATTTTATGGAGGAGCAACACCGTGAATAGCGTAGAACAATTAATTCAGATGTTGCATAGCGTCACAGAATACGATATTATAGACTGTGGGCATGATTCCGAAGGTCACAAATGCTATGCTATTCGCAATCTTTCAACTAAACCATCCACACTTTTGCTTGGAAATTTAGAAACAACAAATTTTCCACAGTGGTGTGGTAAAAATAAACAATAGGAAAACAATATGAAAAATTTAGTAAAATGTTTTATAGTGATAATGCTTATGAGCGTTGGGTCAAGTTTATATGCTCAAAATTGGATACCATATCAAGAACCTATTCAACCAGTAGTACAAACTCAAGTAATTTATGTATCTCAGCCTCAACCAGTAGTAGTTTATCAGTGGGTTCCATACGCTGTTCAGCAAAATGTAGTTGTGGAACAAAGACGGTTATTTTGTGTGAATCAAACACTAGTTAGCAGACCAACAGTTCAATGGATTCTTCAACCAATAGTGATCTACAAATGAAACCCAATCTTGAGTTAGATTTAATGAAAAGTTATGAAATAGCAAATAAGTGTATACATAGCGATGTATATAGCCAAAACTTATATGCTGCTCTTTGTAATAACAGATTCTTTTACGGAGAAGAAGAATGGACTTGTTCTTGGAGATATGCTGGTGAAATAGTTGCGGATTTAGTCGATGCTAATGGTGATTATATGGATTACTATTGCTCTGGAATTGGAGATAAGGCTGGATATGTAGCAGAGAGCGTTGTTACTGATGAAATACGTCTTGATTTAATGAAATTAGGATGGGTTGTTAGACCATATGAGCCAAAATTAAAACCTGGGGTTTATACTAATGTTTGGTGATATATGCCAAAAGTAACTTTTGAATTTAATTTACCAGAAGAAGAAAGAGAATATGAAGTAGCGTCCCAAGCAAATCAGATGCAAAGTTTTTTGTGGGACTATTCTCAACAATTAAGAGCATGGTATAAATATGGTCACGCATTTAAAGATGCTGACGATGCCTTAGATAAGATACGAGAAGAATTTTATAGATTACTGAACGATAATCAGGTTAATATAGACTTATGAGATTATTAAAAAGTAGAATAGACTATTGGAGCAATTCTAGACTCGCCAATTGGGTAAGGGGCGAGAATAAACCATACGCTCTTGAATGGCATAAATGGGATGAGTGGAAAAAAGAGCAAAAAAAGAAAAGACCATTCAGATATTGGTTAAGCGATACTGTTCTAAAGAAAATGCAAGATATTATTTATCTTCCACTCGATATTTATCGCACAATCAAAGTTTATGTTCGTAATAGATTTTTCGATAAACTTCACTATCTTAATACGGGCTTAAAAAAAGGAGAATATTACGACTTAGACTATAGAATGATCCACGCTCTATTCAATGAGTTGGTAGATTTTGTAGAATTGGAATTATCTCACCTTAGTAGATACGACAAGAATAAAAAATACAAGTTTGTCAAAGGTCGCTGCCAAGAAGCACAAGATGATTATTTTAGATGGGCGAATCACCTAAAGCAACAGGGTCGATTAACAGAGCAGGCTAAAGCAAGTCGTAAGATTAAAGAACTGTACGAATGGTGGAAATATATTAGACCAAAAAGAGTTGATCCTTACTCTTGTAGTTCTTTCTCTTATGATATAGATGAAATCTTAGATAATAAAAACATAAAACAAAAACAAAAATCCTACAAGAAGGCGTATGATTTACAAGAAAAGTATGATAATGAAGATACTGAGATGCTAATAGAACTTATTAAAATCAGAAATCATCTATGGACATAATGTGTTAAAACTAAAAAAGCAACCCTATAATAGCGTCTGGATTAGTGCCGACTCTCAAAAAGAATTGGGAGAAACATTTATTCGTTTTCAAGAGTATTATGAAAGCCCAAGTAAAAAATATCGTAATAAGATATTTACTCTTGGCGACATTAAAAACTATTACAGTTTACAATATGGTGCTGATCTATACAGTGATTTATGGATAGGATTCAATTTTCCTAGTTCAGTTTTAGTACCATTTAAACAAGGATTATTTGACCCATTAACTTCTCAAGAAAAAGAATTATTGGGATCTCTTAAATATAGACATGATACCTTCTATATTATAGGAGCACAAAATAATAGCACATTAAGACACGAACTATCTCATGCTATGTATGGATATGATTCTAGATATAAGAATGAAATAGATAATTTTATATCTAAAAATAAAAAGGGCTTTCTTAAAGTATCTAAACATATACTTAAAAGAGGTTATGATAAGAGCGTATTGAACGATGAACTTCAAGCATACATCACCGATAATGATGATGATTTTATTCGTAGTAATCTTGATCCTAATCTAATAAATGGCATACTATCTATTTATAAAAGGTATAGAAAACATGACAGAAAACTGGGATGAATTGTGCGATGAAGAAAAATCATTTAATGAATGGTTTAAAGAAAATAATTCTTTGATTTATGATTCATTTGATGTTACATTAGAAATATATAAAAATATTTATATGCAAGGATATGCTGCTGGATTTCAGTCTAAATTAAAGTATTCTAGTGAGGAACATTTACAAAAATGAAAGAACATATACCTCTAAAATACGAATGTTTAAATGGTTTATCAGATAAAATAAAGTCTTGCTCTGATGATAGGATAGCCAAACTTTTAATAGAAATGTATGATCTTATAGTTTATCAGATGAATGAAATTAAAGAACAAAGAATGGAAATAATAGCATACAAACATAAAGCAGCATGGAAACATTATGATAAGCCTATAGAAAATTATGATCCTAACACAAGACAGTACGTTGACAAGCCTCCAAAATCTGGTAATATGAGTTGTTAGGAGAACACAAATGTTATGGACTGAGGTTCGTTCTTGGGCAAAATCTAAAGGTTATGAAACCATTAAAGATAAAGAAGATAACCAATATTATTGGGCCAAATTAGATTCTACTGAGCCAGAGGCTAGTGGTGTTGCTAAAAGTGTTAGTAAACTTGCTTTTGCTATTTACAATCATATGACAGATAATAAATGGTTGGATCATCAACAAAAGTATAAAGAAAATTTAGAAATTAAAAAGACGAACGTAAGTGACTACTAAAAAGAAAAATATTGTTTATACATGCGTTGTTGTGCCAGCGGCAGTTGCCAATGGTATTATTGGTGGTATTTCTAGCGTTATTACAGCGTATTTTTTTAAGCCAATATGGGATCGAACAATGAAATGGTGGAATAATAAATGAATGTTAAACTAATAAGTGTTACTCCAGACGCAGAAAAACAGGTCGCATACTGTGCCAGAGTTAGCAATCCTAAAAATCAAGATAGCGACAATATATCTAAACTTCTCAAATATTGTATTGACCATGCTCATTGGTCTATATTTGAAATGGCATATATGACTCTTGAAATTAATACCACGAGAGGTTTGGCCGCACAAATTTTACGTCATCGTAGTTTCACGTTTCAAGAATTTAGCCAAAGATATGCTGATGCTACTCTTTTGAGTGAAGAAATTCCACTCTTTGAACTTCGTCGCCAAGATAATAAAAATAGACAAAACAGCATTGATGATATTGATCAAGAAGTAATTTATAGATGGAATAGTAAGTTGCGTGAACATTTTGCTAAATCAAAAGCAATTTATGATGGAATGATTAAGGACGGCATAGCAAAAGAGTGTGCAAGATTTGTATTGCCATTAGCAACACCCACCAGACTTTATATGAGTGGATCAATACGCTCATGGGTGCATTATATTGAGTTACGATCATCTCATGGAACTCAAAAAGAACATATGAATATAGCAAATGAATGTAAGTATATTTTTATTGAACAATTTCCTGTAATTGGAGAGGCTCTTGGGTGGAAAAATGAAACTATTTAATATTACAGCACAGGTTTATAAAAATAACGATAAATCAAAACAAAACCTATTGATTAATCAAACACATGATGGATCTTCATCAGAAGAAGCACTCTCTAATTTTAAATTACACTTTCCTTGTACAGAATTTTCTCTGGTAAAGATCCTATCTGTTGAAGAAATTTCTAAAGAAGCGGCTTGACTCTGACCGATAATCTGATATATTGTAACCAAGGAAACTCCTATGAACAGATACGGTCTTTGCTGCATCAGTCTTAAACTCAAAGAGCAAGGCTTTAGTCATCAAACTATGACCTATAAGCGTTTTAGTTCTCTGCCTAGAGAAGAAGCACTCTCTATTCTTGGTAGCAGAATTCAAAATAATCTTATGGTTACAGATAAGACTATACAATTTTGTGCAGAAAATAACTATGTTTATCGTGTTAGTAGCGATATTTTTCCATTAATTACTTATGATGAAGCGAATGTTAAATTGGAGGATTTACCAAATTATGAGGCTATTGAGAATCAGTTTACGAATATTTCACAGACTATTTCCAGCACTGGCGTCCGCGTTTCTTGTCATCCTAGCGAATTTAATGTATTGGCATCTTTCAATACCAGAGCAGTCGATAAAACAATCAAAGAACTCAATTTCTACAGCAGTTTCTTCGACAGAATCGGCCTTGAAGCAAATTATACCAACCCAATGAATCTACATATTCATAATAAAAATGGAACACACTCTGAAATCATTGATCGGTTTATTCAAAATTTTAATCGTCTTGATCCTAATTGCAGGAGCAGACTGGTTATTGAAAATGATGACAAAATTAACTGCTGGAGTGTGAAAGAACTTATCGAACATTTTCATCCTGCAACAAATATTCCTATCACATTTGATTACCTTCATCACAAGTGTAATCCAGATGGATTAAATGAGCAAGAAGCACTTGAGTCTTGCTATTTAACATGGCAAAGATACAGACCACTTTTTCACTATAGCGAAAGTAGACCTGGAAATAATCCACGAGCCCACTCTGACTATGCTGAAAATCAATTCAATAATTATGGATTAGAATTTGATATTGACATGGAACTCAAAATGAAAGACTATGCTATAGAGCATCACGCTGAAATTTGTAGAGGAGTAATGGTATGAGTGCATGGTTGATCGCTTTTACTGGATGTGTTTATTTTTATGTTGCTCTTGAGCAATATATTGTTCACAAAAATATTGGAATGTTAATTACATATATTGGTTATGCTTTTGCAAATATCGGACTTTATATGTTAGCAAATAAATAGGAATATAATTATGGAAGAACCAAAGCGTATACCTCTTACAGATAATCCAAAACAAAAAGAACCACAAAAACTTAGACTTTTTCCAGACGATGATTCTTTTTTAGATGATCTTGATAAAAATGAAAATTATCAACAAAACAATTCGCAAAGCATACAACAATTGGAATCCGACAAGACTAATTAGATGCTATCACTATGCTGCCGCATTTGATGGAACAAAACTGATTTGTTTCACCCAAAACAACCCGATTAAAACACATACTGGTGCTTACAAGATAGGCGAAGATTTTAATCTTCCAAAATATAAGGAACACCCTTTTTATCATGCTGAAAGTCATCTTATTTCTAAACTGCTTGATCGCTATAATACCATTGATCTTAGTTGGTCAGTTGTTGTTATGCGTATTAATAGAAAAGGATTAATTCTTGGAAGCAAGCCTTGCGAAAATTGTGATAAACTTTTGAGCAGCGTTGGATTGACTGATATTTATTATAGTACCGACTGTGGGAATTTTAGTGACAGTTTTGGAAATCTCGTTCAAGTAGACCAGTTGACAGTTCCGATGAGTATGGTATAATCTTAGAACAAAGGAGGTTGAATATGCTATTGTCTTTAAGCGATAATGAAACCGATGCGTTAAAGTGGGTGTTACATATTGCCAAATTAGAAGCGAACAAAAGTTTTCCTAAATCGGGTTTGTTAGCCAATATTGAAAACATTATACTCAAAGTAAAGAAACAAATAGGAGAGTAATATGAACTGTATTTACTGTCAAGATTGTATGGATTTTGAAAGATATGAATTTCTTGTAGAAACTGGTCGCAAAATGATTTGCAAAGATTGTAGTGTAGAGAATCGTGCTGTTGGATTTATGGATTGGGGCCATAAAACTGCTCCTAGTCTTGTGTTGGTTCCAGCCAACGCCACAGAAACTATTCGTAAACTTGATAGAGCAAATAGGAGAGCCAGATGAAATGGATTGATTTATTTCAGTATCTAAACGAGAGAGCAAATGATTTCAAAAATCTTGGAAAATTTCCTTGGCAAGAAGAAGTTCAAGCATTTGATTTTGGGACTCTCGAATATTACCCATTAGATTTTATACAAATCTTACCAGATCAAAAAATTTCTTTTCATATGGATACATCTACAACTGGAGAAGATAATGGATCTTGAAATTGAGAGCCTGCTTTTTAAACAAGTATCGAAACCTAAACATCATCTTATGACTAAAATTATTAATGTATGGGAAAATCGTTATCGCATTAATGTTTACACAGAAATTGAGGAAGATAATTTAACTAAAAGAAAAATACATTCTAGTTATTTTTGTCACTATTTGCCCGGAAAACTCACAATCGTAGACGGTCTAAAGAAAACTGCTTGACAGCACCGATAAGTATGGTATACTTAGAGTATCACAACTGACACAGGAGACTGAGGATGCCCAAGGGTAAAAAGACTTGTCCGAATTGTTCTAACATGGTTGGGCCGCGAGCCTATGTTTGCAAGAATTGCAACCATGTTTTCTCTTTTAAAATGACCAATAAGGAAAAGAGAACCTTGAAGGTCGTAAAGGATTTTAATTGGAAAGAACTCGAAAAGGGAGATAAGATTAAGGTTGGTGGAGGCCCATATTTTCTTCATAGCGGCGAACTTATTCCTATGGGTTATAGAGGGAAGTTTGTTGTTGAAAAGGTTGATATGAAGGGTATTCATGCTTGGGGTTTGGATAAAAATGCAGGATTTGCCCATATTTATATGGGGCCAGATTATCAAAACCCTGAGACTGGAGTATGGAAAGTTAAGCACAAGATTCTTAAACTGAAAAGGAAAGACCATCAGGAGTCGGCCAGAGAACTCGTTTAATGAATAATCAATCAAAAATAAATGATTTGCTTGATTTGAGAGAAGAAATAGCAGAATCTCTTAAAAAAATAGACGCTGTGCTACAGATTTATTTTCCAGAGCAATATTCAGATGCTTATCAGCACTGGATGCCTCAGATATTGACAGCACTGTATAATGATGTAAAATGGCTACCAAGAGGACAGGTAACTCTACAAGATACGATTGACCGTATTAAAGATGATTCTGAAGAATCTGCTGGTGTATCTAAATTTATCAAGTAATTGGAGAAATCATGAGCGAAGAAATTTACGCTATTAATAATCTCGATGGTTATGTTACTCAAATGAGAGAGGCTGCATCCAAAAATATTAGCGAAAATAGTAGCGAAGATAATTTAGATGACTATATCAGTATCAATCAAATGGTTGGTTTAGTTAAAAGTAATTGCCTTGGTTATGACGACAATAATTACCCACTACTAAATGAAGACGCTAATCAAAAAATTTTTGATGAGATAACGATTTGGATTCATAATATTGGTTTGGCTAAACTAGCAGCACAAGATTTGATTGAATGTGCTTGGGATGATGAATTAAATGAAATGGTTTTTTGGCAGAAGGAGCCTGCAAAAGATGACAAACCCAAACGAAAACGAAAGAGAAAAAATTCTTGATAGAATAATCAGGATTAAAGAAGATATTTGGGAAGCAAGAGAATATATAAATTCAGATTATTGTAAGAAATGTTCAGAAATATATTCTCAAATACTCAGACTTGAACAAGAATTAGAAGGTCTACAAAGAAAACTTACGCAATGAATGTTCTTGATGGTTTGAAAGATTTGAGCGTTCCAGATATTGCCAAGTATTGTCAGGATAAAAGTATCCCTGCTAGTGTTGCTATGATTAACATTGGTGGAGATTTTAATCTTAGCACAATGGTTCGCAATGCTAATTTTTTTGGATTTCGTAGTATCCATTATGTGGGTAAAAAGAAGTGGGATAAAAGAGGAAGCGTAGGCACTCATCACTACACTCCAATGTACTATCATAAAACAGAAGAAGATTTTATCAAATCACATTCATCGAGTGGTCGCACACTAATTGCTATTGAAAATAATATTCCAGAATACAAAGATATGACATTCGATCCTTTTAGTTTTGACTTCTCTAATGTTGATGAGCCAATTTTTATTTTCGGAGAAGAAAATGCTGGTTTGTCAGAAAAGATTCTTATGGCCTGTAGTTGTGTCTTAACTATTCCTACTTATGGAAGCGTTAGGTCTTTAAATGTTGGAACAACTAGTGGCATCATTATGAGTTTTTATCGCCACTATTACGAAAAATTTCTCAAGGGTTGACAGGGATTGGTCGATAAGGTATAATACAAAAACATGGGGCGTTGCAGCCGGTAGTTGCACATACTCTTATAAGGTATTCAAAAGGTAGGTTCGACTCCTACACGCCCTATTAGGAAGGTTTAGATATGACAAATAAATCAAAACATATGCCATATTACATAATCCTATGTGGATTTTTAGGTATGTCCATTGGCTTTAATTTTGTTCAACATGAAGAAATTAAATTGCTCAAACAAGAAAAGACTATGTATAGGGTATTTTTTGAGTATCTCTATCTTAAACTAGAGACTTTACAAAACAAGAATTTTGTGTATAATAATGATACCTTGGGGGCGAAATGTATCGATTGGATTGATTTGAGTAAAACTAGCAAGTAGTGGTTGGTGGAAAGGCCACTTTAAAAATCTACCAAATGCTTTAACTGGCAATAATCAGTTAGCCCTTGCTGCTTAATTAAATAACAGCAACAATCTTAGAAAGCGATGAAGGTAGCGTTCAAAAGATTGATGTAAAATCCTTCGGCTGCTAGAATAACCAACGGGTTCTAGCCTGAGATTAGTTGGTACGGAAAGATGAATGTTGTTTGTTCTTTAATCTTTCTCAAAACTTATGAACAAAATAAACTTGTAGAGGTTTTATAAAAATGATCACAAGACGGCGAGTCGAATCGCCCGCCTCCACTTAATATGCCTAGAAAAAATTGTACTTACTGTGGCAAAAGAAAAAACCTTAAAAGTTTTCCCAAGCACAGTATGTACAAAGATAATCTAGATAGTAGATGTAGACATTGTGTTAAAAAACATAGCAAGATAAGAAGCAAACTACATAAAAATGCTCCAATAAAACCAGAAGTTTGTGAGTGTTGCGGCAAAGTTCCCTTCAAATGGTGTTTGGATCATGACCATAGTGATGATAGTTTTAGGGGATGGTTGTGCGAGCCTTGTAACACTGGACTAGGAAAATTAGGAGATAATCTAGATGGTGTAATTAAAGCTGTGAACTATTTGATAATGACTAAAAATAGGAATCAGCAAAATGAATCTTTACAAAAAATGGATTCAACATCTAAAAGAGAATAATATGACATATACTGAGCATCTTATTTTTGCTCTTTTTTATGGATGTGCTTGTTTATTGGCAGGATTTTATCTTATCGTACACTCTGTTTTGCCATGTTTTTTTCCAACAGCAGGAAGTGATTTAGTATCAAAGTTAAGTAAAAGATTCAAGAAGCATCACTAGGATTGTCGATACTTGACAATGGGATTGCTGTGTGGTATACTCTAGAAAACACAGGAGAATTTTTAGATGATTCACGATTTTGATTATGTTGAGGGGATGGTTCGTGATCTTAGGGCCACTAGTAGCACTAAAGATAAAGAAGGTATTATTCTGGATTATTGCGGACACAATAGTGCCGCAGCATCTTTCACCAAGAATATTTTGCTTTATACCTATCATCCGTTGTGGCAATACAATGTTACTAGTGATAATCTCAAGAAAAAGAGTCATCTGGATGGACAAAAGTATTATGATATTTTCTTGCTTCTTAATGACTTGAGAGATCGTGTTATAACTGGTCACGATGCTATCGGTGCAGTAAATGCCTTTGTGGATGTTTATCCAGACTATGAGGAACTTATCCATTGCATTATTGACAAGGATTTGAAAACCCGTGCTGGTGACAAGATTATCAACAAGGCTATTCCTGACCATATTCCAGAGTTTAGTGTTGCTCTGGCAGATAAGTACGAGCCTAAACTTGTAGATTGGAAGGATGGGTGGTATGTTAGCAGAAAAATTGATGGTGCTAGATGTGTTGCTATTGTTGATAGCAATGGTGATGCTACCTTCTATTCCCGCACGGGAAAAGAATTTGATACTCTTGCTATTGTTAGGGCCGGTATTAAGGCTCTTAACATTACTAATACCGTCCTAGATGGCGAACTTTGTCTTGTAGATGATGAGGGTAATGAGGATTTCCAAGGAGTAATGAAACAACTAAAGAAGAAGGATCATACTATTCCTAATCCTTCCTATAAGATTTTTGATATGATCTCGCATGATGAATTCTATAGCAAGAAGGGTGTGAAGAATCGTCCTTATTCTATTCGCTATAATAATCTACAAGAAGTTATGAGAGATAATACTTGTACTTGTCTTAGTGTGCTTGGTCAAGAACTTATTAAAGATGATGACCATTTTAGTGAGTGGATAGGCAAAGCCAAGGAATATGATTGGGAGGGTTTGATGCTTCGTGCTGATGAACCATATAAAGGTAAGCGATCCAAAGACCTTCTAAAATTTAAAAGTTTCTTTGATGATGAATATGAAGTAGTCGATGTTGAAATGGGGCCATTTAGATATGTTCTTAATGGTAAAGAGCATGAGGAAACGATGCTTTCTTGTGTGATGATTCAACATAAGGGATATATTGTGAGAGTTGGAAGCGGATTCTCTATTGAACAACGTCAAGAGTTTTATCAAGATCCCAATAAGATTCTTGGAAAGATTATTGAAGTACAGTATTTTGAAGAAACTAAGAACCAAGATGGTGGCATCAGTCTACGATTCCCCACATTTAAAATTCTACACGGTGCTGCGAGAACCGTTTAAAGAAACGAGTCTTGACAAACCGATACCAGTAGTGTAGAATCGTAGCATACCCATTGGAGAAAACCATGATTGTTGAAAACACTGTTATTCCGATTCAGAATACAACTCTTGATAAGAGCAAGGCCGATATTTTCTTTGCTACTTTTCCTAAAGACAAGGTAGTTTCATATAAGGAATATTGGGAGAGTGTGCGTCCGCAAAACGTGGAGGATATTTTTCGTCGTTATCTTTTTGCATATTGTAGCGTTCATACTACATGGAAGGGTAATTGTGCAGGATACAATGCTATCAAGAATTTCAACGAATGGGTTGATGACGAGAATCTTTTGAGAGAAAAACTCCACAAGAGTGGCGTTGGTCTACACAATAATCGTACAAAGTATATTTGGGATTTTGCCACAAAGTTTTGGGATAATCCTAAAGACTTTTATTTTACCACCAAGAAGGGTCACGTTAAGAAGCGTGACGAAATTGTAAACAAGATTAATGGTATTGGTTTGGCTAAAGTTAGTTTTGCTCTTGAAATGATTCATCCCAATGAGGCTAGAGTATTGTGTGGTGATGTTCATCAACTTCGCCTTTACGATATGGAACATCTGAAGTATAATAAGAGTAAGAGCGGAACCGATTCTTACAAGAAGATGGAACGACATTGGGTGGTAAATTGTGGTAAGCACAAGATTCCACCATATATCGCTCGCTGTCTCTATTGGGACAATCTTCAAAAGAAAGAAGATAGTAGATACTGGAGTTTTGTGCTTGAAAGTTAAATATGTTAAACCAAAATGATTTAGACTACCTTAAATGGATAGCACAAAGACTAGTAAATAGATATAGAGAAGATCCAAAAATATTATTAATAGTTGATGATATTATTTCTAAAATTATAGCAGAAATATCTACATATAAAACATATAATAATTTTATAGTTAAATCCTTACCGTCTTGTGCAAATACTCTGCAAGAAATTATTAATTACACAAATAAATTATCATCAATAACACAACAAAACGCCACACAAATAACTATTAGTAAAAATACTGAAACTTTTGAAAACATAGACATATCGGAAATATTAAAATGAGTAATGGTAAAGGTGATAAAAGAAGGCCAAAAACTGTTTCGTATTCAGTTTGGGAAAATAACTGGGAAAATATTTTTGGTAAGAAACAAAAAAATTCAAGTTGGGCAGTTGACAAGCCGATAAAGGATGATAGAATACAAGAGTCCAAGCGAGAGGATCAGTCGCGTGACTGACTCGCAAAGACGGTTGGTTGTTTAAGATTTGGAGGTTGATTATGGCTGAAGTTACTAATGTTGAGAAGCAGACCCGTATTCGTTGCAGCGACGAGGCATTTCTTGAGGCGGTTTATTCGTCCAAGACTTATGCTGAAATTGCCACTAAGACTGGTCAGAAGGTTGCTAGTACGATGGCTCGTTACGCTCGTACAAAGGCTGCTTTGTCCAAGAAGGGTATTGAACTTCCTTCTATGGAACGTGCAAAGCCTACCAAGACAGTTGATAATGTCGAGGCTATGGCTGAGATTGTTCGTCGCCTCAAGGCTCACAATAACGGCTGAGAGTCGATATTATAAATCATTGGTAGTCGG